CACCCCATCTACTCCTGCTGACTTGAACGAAACCGCATTGGAAAATGCTGTTATTCAAATCGCTGCTTGGACTGATGAGCGTGGTCTGTTGATCGCTGCAAAACCTAAGAAATTGATTGTTCCACCTGCACTCCAGTTCGTTGCTACTCGTTTGTTAGAGACAGAACTCCGTGTTGGTACAAACAACAATGACATCAACGCAATTAAGAACAACGGTTCTGTTCCAGAAGGTTACACAATTAACCACTTCTTGACCGCAACCAACGCATGGTTCTTGACCACTGATGTTCCAAACGGTTTGAAGATGTTTGTTCGTACCCCATTGCAAAACAGCATGGACGGTGACTTCGATACTGGTAACGTGAGATACAAATCTCGTGAGCGTTACAGCTTCGGTGTTTCTGACCCATTGGGCGTATACGGTTCATACTAAAATACTCTCGTGAGGAGTTTTGGCCCCGCCTTAAAAAAGCGGGGTTTTTTTATTTAAAAGCGTTGTTAATATTTAAAAATGTAGTAAAATCATCATATCTGGGTGATTCGCTTATGCCACCACTGCCCCAGCAGACGATGCAAAGATCGGCATAAGTACTTTTGCATAAGGAGTCCATTATGGGACGTAGTACATTTGAAGGTCCAGTTCTATCTGGTGATAATCGTTTTGGCGCACAACGTGACGTTGGCCCAGTATTATTAACTCAACAAGCTTTTTTAGATTTTTCTGTAACTGCACCTGGTGCTAGTTATGGTGGCGGTTCTGGTGTATTTGTTAGCTCAAATAACATTCCAAACAGCGCTGCAACAATTTGGACCCCACAATCTGGTGCTTATAGCACTTCAGGTCCTACAGTAGCTTCTGCTCCTACTGCTGATGCAACTACCACTGTTTATCGTGGTGTATCTTTCTTAATCCCACAAGGATCAAACATTACTGATGTTATTCTTGATATTGGTACGATTCCTAAAGATTCAGCTGGTACTCCTTTGGCTGTAACAGCTATTCAACCATACGTTTCAAATAACTTTGCCACTTCTACTGGTGTTTATGCAACATTTGCTAACATCTCTAGCCCAGCTGCTCAGCGTTACACAGCAACTTTCGTTGGCACACAGTTAGATAATGCATATGGTACATTACAAGACGTTCAAAACTTGCAACCTGGCCAACAGCCTTCATGGTTTAGCCAAGTAGTTGTCACCTTAAAAATGACCACTTCTGTTGCTGGTTTATCTTCAGGTCAGCTTGCTATTACCTTGAAATACGCACAACAAGATATGAACATTGGTAATGCGACAACTTACCCATACGGTAACTTTGACTAATTAATCCTCTTTATGGGGACTTCGGTCCCCAACTTTTTAAAATTTAGGAGATTAATATGGCACAAAGCCCTAATGGAATACCAAGTACCAATAATTCGGTAATGTCTATTACCCGTTCAGCACGTTCTGAACCATTTGATTTACAAGTATCTCGTGGTCAAATTGCTGGCCACCAAACATTAAATATTTTTGGATACCAAGCTGCTGTAGGAAATACTGCTATTCCTGTCTGGGAAAACGCAACAACTTATACATACCCTACGTCTGCTAGTACTTTAACTGTAGCAAGCAGCTCTACATCTGATGTATCTCCTGCTGCTGTATTAGTTAGCGGTCTTGATATAAACTTCAACCCAATTTCTGAAATTGTTGTTTTAAATGGCACATCAAATGTTACAACAAACAATAGTTATTTTAGGGTTAACAGTTTATTAATGACTGGCGTTGCTTCTGGTCAAACCTCTAATGCTGGCACTATTACAGCTAAACAATCCAGCAATATTTTGGCTCAAATTAATGCTGGTATTGGTAAGTCTCAAAGCACTATTTATACAGTTCCAGCTGGATATTCATTTTATTTAGACTTGGCTGAAGTTAATACATCAAATAGTTATACATCTTCAAACATTGTTACTTACAAAGTTCAAGCAAAAAACAATAACACTGGAGTAACTTTAACAGTTCTCCAACAACCATTTGTTTCTATTTACACAGCCAACAGAGCATCTGATCCATTTATTTACACAGAAAAAACAGATATTCAATGGCAATTAGTTACTAGCACAGCAACAACCATTGCAGCTGGAGTGATTATTGCTGGTAAGTTAATTTCTAACGGTAGTTAATATGACTGCAGCTTGGCAACGCAAGGAAGGCAAAAACCCTAATGGCGGTCTAAACGCCAAAGGTAGAGCTTCTCTTAAAGCTGAAGGTCACAATATCAAACCACCACAGCCAGAAGGTGGTTCACGGAAAAAATCTTTCTGTGCTCGTATGGAAGGCATGAAAAAACGGTTAACTTCGGCTGAAACGGCAAATGACCCAAACAGCCGTATTAACAAATCATTACGCAAATGGAAATGCTAAAATGAGCGAGATTGACCCAATTAAAACGGCTAGGGAACTAGCTACTCATGCAAATGATATACAGCATCTTCAGGCAGATATGGATAAACTGGTTAAAGACATGGAAGAAGTTAAGCAGTCTTTAGCAGACATTCAAAAGATGCTTGGAGAGCAGGCCTCAGCCAAAAAAACTTTACACAATGTTTTAACTCTAGGCGCTGGTTTAGCAGGTGGTATCATAGTATGGATTCTTGATAGGTGGTTTAAATAATGCCTAGCAAAAGTAAAAAGCAACACAATTTTATGGAAGCAATCGCCCATAATAAAGCGTTTGCCAAAAAAGTAGGAGTGCCTCAATCAGTTGGTGAGGATTTTGCAGCAGCCGATAAAGGCAAACATTTTAAAAAAGGTGGAATTAACATGAAAAAACGTAGCGTAAACCCAGCAATGGCAATGATGGCAGCTCGTGCTATGCCAACCCCTCCAGCTCCAGGACCAGCTATGGCTCCTGCAGGCGCAATGCCAGGCGGCATGAAGCACGGTGGTTTGTCAAAAGAACACCATAAACACTTGGCTCATCACCATTTGGCAATGGCTGAACATCATATGAAAGAACATGAAGGACATCACAAAATGAAGAAAATGGCTTCTGGCGGTAAAGCAGAATCTATGGGACCACGTTCCATGAAGGAAGATGTTGAGAAGGGTTCTGACAAACACGGTAAATTTGGTGAAGCTAAAGTTCAAAAGACTGGCCACACTAAAGGTAAAAATCTTGGCGATGCAGGCAAAAAAGAACCAATTGAAACAGAAAAAAACATGAAGTCATTTATGAAAAAAATGGCCAAAGGTGGTTCTACATCTAGCCGTGCAGATGGCGCTGCTATTCGTGGCAAAACAAAAACCAAATATTGTTAATTAGGAGACCTATATGAAAAACATGGTTAAAGAGCACATGGAGCCAGAATCAGGCCCAGACATGAAGCGTCATGATGAGTTCATTTCTGAGCATGAAACAGAAACCCATAAGCATCACAAACATCATTTTAAAAAACACGCTGAAGGTCACAAGCATCACATGGATCATGTAGAAGCTATGTGTGGCGGTGGTAAGGCTCACAAATGAGAGCCAGTCGTGGTATGGGTGCGGTAAACCCATCCAAGATGCCGAAAAAAAAGGTTATCGTAAGACAAGATAACCCAGAAGATGTAGATGTGTATGCCAAAGGTGGTCAGGTTTGGGATAAACCTCGTCCTAAAGGATTAGGAAAACCCAAGAAATTATCTTCTGCTAAAAAGTCAAAAGCAAAAGCAATGGCTAAAGCAGCTGGTAGACCTTACCCAAACCTAGTTGATAACATGAGAGCAGCAAGGAAAAAATAATGGCTGAAAAATGGATACAAGGTGCTATTAAGAAAGCGGGAGCTCTTCGTAAGGCGCTAGGCGTTAAGGAAGGTCACACTATTCCTGAAAAAAAACTTGCAGCAGCTGCTAAAAAACCTGGCAAGCTAGGTCAACGTGCTCGTCTGGCTGAAACCTTAAAAGGTTTTAAGCATAAATAATGGCTACTACAGGGACATCCGTATTTGACCTAAGTATGAACGACCTCATTGAAGAGGCGTTTGAAAGGTGCGGTGTCGAGCTTCGTACAGGTTATGATTTTAGAACTGCAAGACGGTCTCTAAATATTTTGACTGTTGAATGGGCCAACAGAGGTATCAATCTGTGGACCATCGAAGAAGGCCAGATCCCAATGAATACGGGGCAAATTACCTACCCATTGCCTGTTGATACCATTGATTTGTTAAGCCAAGTAATTCGTACTGGCACATTACAAAACCAGATTGATATCAATATTAGCCGTATTTCCGAAGACACCTACTCGACTTTGCCTAACAAATTGGCACAGGGCAGACCAATTCAAGTTTGGATTAACCGCCAATCTGGCCAAAGCAATCCTACTAATTACACTTTATACGGTAATGGATCGACTACTGGCATTAGTGCTACAGATACGACTATTCAACTAAATCAGTCCGATATGACGGGTTTGGCTGCAACAGGATATATCCAGATAGACAATGAGATTATTTACTATCCAAACGTCTCTACAACGGCCCCACAGCTCTTAAATTGCTACAGGGGACAGAATGGTACAACCGCAGCTGCGCACACCACAGGGTCCTCTATTAGCGTTGTAAACCTGCCTTGTATTAATGTCTGGCCAACCCCAAACTCCCCAGGTAGCCAATACACCTTTGTGTACTGGCGTATGCGCAGGATCCAAGATGCTGGCACTGGTATTAATACCAATGACATCCCATTCCGTTTTATTCCAGCATTGGTTGCTGGATTAGCCTATTACCTATCTTCTAAGATTCCTGGCGTTGATCCAAATCGCATTCCTATGCTAAAACAGGATTACATGGATCAGTGGACTTTGGCCTCAGAAGAAGACCGTGAAAAGGCTTCTATTCGTTTTGTCCCCAGAATGTCATTTTATGGAGGTCATGGAAGATAATGGCTACCCCTGAAGAAGTGCAAAAATCTAAAGATGAAGTATCTAGAATAGCCGAAGAACACAAGGCTAAAGTAGATGCTGAGCGCCCACGCACCTATGCTGAAAGGCTGCAGGATATGGGTTATTACGATAAGACTCCAAAAGGAAACACCTCTAAAGTTGGAGGAGGGGCTGGTTATGTCCCAGGAACAAATAATCCATTTAACCCAGACAGTCCATTGAACCGCAAAAAAGGCGGCATTATTCGTGGTCATGGCATAGAAAGTAAAGGTAGGACAAAAGGTAGGTTTGTCTAATGCCAAATAAATACTCGTCAGGTAAATGGGCGATTGCCGAATGTGACCGATGTGGTCAGCGTTATAAGTTGTCTGAGTTAAAAAAAGAAGTAATTAAGACTAAGCTATATAACATTAAGGTATGCCCTGAGTGCTGGGATCCAGATCAGCCTCAGTTGAGTTTAGGTTTGTATCCTGTGAATGATCCTCAGGCGGTCAGAGAACCCCGCCCAGATGTGAGTTATCAGGTTGGTGGCACATACGGTCTTATGACAAATCCATATGACCCAAATGTCAACAATATTGATAACCAAGGCTATTCCACAGACGGTAGTAGACAGATACAATGGGGGTGGAACCCTGTAGGTGGTGCAAGTTATTTTGATAGTTACCTTACTCCAAATTCCTTGCTTCCTGTAATAACCATAGGTACAGTAACTATTTCAACGACTTAGGAGTGATAAAATGGCAATGCAAAAACAACGTGGCATTAAAACTGGCGATCCCTTTGAACCAAAAAATGCAGAAGACAATATGAAAAAAGGCGGTAAAGTTATGGAAAAAGAATCTAAAGCAGAAATGCGTAAAGAAGAAAAAGCTGACAAAAAACAAGATGTTAAGCTAATTAAGAAAGCTTTTAAAGAGCATGATGCTCAAGAACATCCTGGGAAACACACTAAACTGGCTTTGAAAAAAGGCGGTAAAGTTCACAAAATGGCTAAAGGTGGCGTAACTGGCAAAGAAATGAAAGCCGTTGGTCGTAATGTAGCCCGTGCTATGAACCAAAAATCCAGCTCAAGAGGTCGTTAATATGGCAATCGCAAAAAATGTAAAACCCACTACCAAGAATAGCCCAAAGGTTACTATTGGTAAAAACAAGTTTGCAGAACCAGCAGACACTTATGCTAATCCACACACCAATACTGAGAAACACATTACTGGTCAAGAAGTAATGGATCGTGGTGAATATGCTCATACCAAGGCTGCTAAAGATGTTACTTTGCAAGACCCAATCAAGAGTGGCGTTAGCTACGGTGAGTCCAAGGTCAAGACTTCTGGTATTGAAATGCGTGGAGCTGGAGCAGCTACCAAAGGCCGTATGTCTAGAGGCCCAATGGCATAAGGATAGTTTGTGAACTACAGCACTTTATATAACACAATTCAAGCCTACGCTGAAAACACCGAACAGTTGTTTGTGGCGAATATTCCTGTATTTGTACAGGAAGCTGAAGAGCGTATATATAATTCAGTTCAACTTCCATCTTTGCGTAAAAATGTGACTGGGACGGCAACAGCAAATAATAAATACCTTTCTTTGCCAGTTGATTGGTTATCTAATTACTCAGTAGCTATTATTGATTCAACGGGTAATTACAATTACTTGCTAAACAAAGATGTAAACTACATTAGAGAAGCATATCCGTCCCCAAGCTCTATTGGATTGCCTAAATACTATGCTTTATTTGGTTCACAATATAGCAATATTAATGAGATGTCGTTAATTCTTGGACCAGCGCCAGACCAAAATTATACGGTAGAAATGCACTATTATTACTACCCACCTACAATTGTTCAAGGTCAAATTACTGGCACAGGATCATTAAACGGTGGTTCACTGTATACCAATGGTGTATATCAAAATGTACAGTTAAGTGGTGGTTCTGGAAACGGTGCTATTGCCGATATCATCGTTACTGGACAAACAGTTACTTCTTGTAACATTACATTTGGTGGTCAATTCTATGTGGTAGGTGATGTGTTAACCGTACCAAACACATCAATAGGTAACTCTGGATCTGGATTTTCTATCTCAGTAGCCTCTATTACTAACACCAATGGTCAAAGCTGGCTTGGTGATAACTATGACCCAGTCCTTTTATATGGTGCAATGCGGGAAGCCATGATATTTATGAAGGGCGAACAGGATATGGTTACTTACTATGAAAAACTGTATCAAGAAGCTATTGGTCAGCTTAATCGTCTTGGCACTGGTCTTGAGCGTGGTGATGCTTACCGTAATGGTCAGGCTCGTATTATGGTGAAACAATAATGTCTATTGTCCAAGGATCTTGTACCGTTTTTGCCCAGAATTTATTAAATGGCAATGAAAATTTTACTACTGGTAACTATTACATTGCTTTGTATAACGCTAATGCCAATTTAGGCCCATCTACCGCAGCTTATACAACAGTAAATGAAGTTACTGGCACTGGCTATACGGCAGGTGGTCAACCTTTAGTAATCACCACGGTTCCTACAATTAACCAGCAATACAACACAGCTTATGTATCATTTTCCAATGTAGTTTGGAACCCTGCTTCCTTTACTTGTAGGGGTGCTTTAGTTTACAATTACACTACGAAAGCAGCTTGTTTTGTACTTAATTTCGGCTCAGATAAGACCTGTAATAGTAGTTTTACTGTCCAATTCCCAGCAGCGACTTATTCGTCTGCTATTTTAACAAT